CTAGACCTTTTGATTTAAATCCCATCGAAGGAGGCAGCATCTTACCTCCCATCATATTTCTCATCCAACCAGCACCTTTTAAACCTCCAAAACCTCCTGATCCCATGCCCCACATACCTAAGCCACCAAGTATAGCAGCCTTACCTAGTGGGCTTTTAAATACTTTCTTGGCCCCTTTGAAAGCTTTCTTAACCAGTTTACCTAGACCATAAGGTTGTCTTAGACTTCCTATGCCCTGTAATTGTTGCGGGTTTTGCATTCTTGAAATAGCCATAATTTTGCCTTAAATCCTATACTTACTTTGTTTTACCAAACAAATCAAGCCTCGGCATATGTACCGTTACATCTCTTCGGATATCTTTTTCGTCTACTCCCTTGGCTTTCCACTCTTCCTCGGTCTTATAGATCTCTTTTGTCTTAAGATTTGATATGGTTGTTATTACTTTAGTTGGTTTTAGTCCTTCCATTAGTCTGTTGTCTCCTTCTTAATGTTTAAATAACTGATTGTTATGTCTACCCCATCGCTCACGGTTCCTGTTGTAGTGTAAGAAAGAACCGTGTTGCCTTCTACTACCATGGGATTACTTAAAATCTCTACACTCTCTGCAGCCGTTAATGTTTGAGTATTAATCACTTGAAAACCGTTATTGGTAATAGTTATTGTAGGTGTATTAGCTCCTGACTTATTTGTTACATGTAAAGACTTAACAATGTATGTTTCATTAATCAAAGGATTTTGAGTGGCCGCTCCCGTTACTGGGGGTACCAAAGTAGTCCCAAAGAATTTAATAGGTCCTTCAGCACTGGTACTTGTTACTCCATACATTTTATATATATTAATTACAGCCACTATTCTAAAAAGAAACTCTTCGCTTCTATCTCCTGTTTAACTTCGTCTTGAAACGAAGTATTTAATTTTGTTATGACACCGTCAAGGTCCCGGACGAGTGATTGAAAAGTTTCTTCTTCATACTCAGGACTCGCTCTTGTTAATGATTGTACAATCTTTGCCATTATAAAATACCTGCTAAGCCTCCATAAAAGAAAGGGACTCTTCCGCCTTGAGCTTTTTTTAATGTTCCTAGAGACGTAGTACCAACTTGACTAATTAAACTGTCAATCTGGTCTTGGTGAAAAGGATCAAGTATATTAAAAGAAGTTCCAAATAATTGATGAGCTACAGCATTTTGTGCATAGTTTCCTCCTTTATTATATCTTACTCTTCCACCTTGAACAAAAGGAGTATTTATATCTCTACCACCAGCTTTGTCAGCTGCTGCTTGTGTTGTTTGACCACCTGTTCCTTCTCCGCTGTGAACCCCTCCTATACCTCCGCCATAAGCTCCGTGACCTGAATCTCCGCTGTAACCTCCACCTTCTCCAGTTGTTCCACCTTCTCCAGTTGTTCCACCTTCTCCAGCTGTTCCAATATCAATAATTTCTGCTCCACCTTTACCGCCAGTGAAAGCTCCTCCTATTTTTTCTTTTGCAGCTATGGCTTTTTCTTTCATTTTTTTAAGCATAGCGAACATGCTAGGAAACTGAAAATCTTCGCCTTCAATATCGCCTTGCTTGGGATCACCTGTAAACAAACCAGCGTGATCAATATTTTTTCCTTCCCAAGTTTTATAAGTCTTTGTCTGAGGGTCATAGTATCCTTTGACCGGCTTGTTTACCCATGAACCGTACATATTGGCAGGTCCGCCTACTTCCCAAACATTTTTATCAATCATTTTCCAATCGCTCTCATCTAAATTACCAAACCTTCCACCTAGTCCAGTGATGCCTCCACCACCTCCACCACCTTGTGCGGCTAACCATGCTTCATAACTAGGATAACCCATGTAAGATCCGGCTGCTTGTGTATTAATAATCCCTGTGGTTTCGGGTGGAACTGGCGCCACTGTATTACTAAACTTTCCTAATCTGTATTGTTCTTGAGGAATAAAATGATCACCACCACTATATATATCTTGATCTGCTTGGTTATAAAATAAAGCCATTATCCTCTTCTCCCGTCGGGTTGTATGTCTAATCTAAATGTTCCTAGTTTCCAATTCTCTGCAGATGAAGTATTTGCTATCTTAAGCGCGATTGATCTGGCTCTGACGCGAGTGTCAACTTTATCACTAGCCGATGTAATTGTAAAGCTCGTTGTAGTAGAACTGTCGTTTGGAAAATTTCTAGTTATTAGGCTTACTTGTGTGTCTCCGGTCTGAGTAATAAAATCAGGTACAAATCTTCGTATCTTCATAATGTATTCACCATCTCCTCTAAGGTCTGGCATCCCTATAACTGATCCCTGAGCGCTCCTCTTTTGAGTAATATCAAAATCACCTGAAAGAATGTTAGCAACCACAGCTGTAATAACTCCACCAGCATCTACCTGGTCGGTCCCTGTTTCCTGTTCATAGTAAACAGTAGTACCATCTGTGTTGCCGGTAACATCAAACGACGCATGATCAGTAGCATCATAGTTACAGGCATGAGGCTTATCAAATACTGCTGAATCAGCCCATGCAGTCCTGTCTAAAGTACCAGTTGTCCAGATAGGTCGTTTATGCATCTTAGATTCTACATAACTGTAGGTTACCACTCTATCCACCACATCTGATCCTGTACTGCAATAGAACCATTGAATTTCTCCAAACAAATTATTTAATCCACAGTTAACTAGGTCTTTTGGAGTTGAATTAAGGCCATCATAAACAAAGTCTTCTACCAAACAAGGCATTGATTTTAATTGACCATCGTACATAAAGAAACCATTCTCCGACATCCAATAAGATACACCGTCAACTTCTACGCATGCATTCTTTCCTAGAAGACCACAGTTGGTTCCTGCCTGTTCAAATGAGAAGGTAAATGGTTGTCCTACGAACCTCATGAGAAATAAAGAAGTATCGGTCCATACATAAATAGCATCCCTACCTCTCTTGGCTCCCATGATTACTGAACCAGCTGCAAGTCTTTGGGTCCCTGCGGTATTAGTCGCTGTAACAGTATAAGAATCACTCTGATTAATACTTTCCTGGTTAGACCAACGGATAAACATATCATCCTGTGTTCCCCCGGAACCAATAGTTGTTTCGGTTCCAAAAAATACTAAGTGTCTATCAGGGGTTGAAACTAGTACGTGACGCGAAGCTGTTGGTGCATTTGCTATAACAGTTGCTCTTGTAGAAGTAGACCCGGTTGCATCCCATTCAAAACATTTACCATTATATATAAGCGCAATTAATTTTGTGCCGTAGTTATCCAGAACCCATAATCCTGGATCAATTGTATAGTCTGATGAAGAAGGGTCGCCCCATGCAACATAGGCGGTGATATTAGTGACAGTATCCCCGGAACTATGGGTAGATGGTGAGGTAGTAGCGGATTGTGCTGTGGTTCCGTTTACGCCTCTAGCCCCTCCACTTAAAACTCCGGTAGTTGTATTGTTAGCGGTAAAAGAAATATCCTCTGTCCCTACTCTAATTTCTCCTGAAGTAGGAAAAGCTGCCGAACTGGTAAGAGTAATATTTGTTGTACTTACGTCTGCAATGTCAGCACCCAAGGTAGTAGTCGCTGGACCTGGGGCAGTTCCAGACCATACACCTGTTCCCCAACCATAACCCCCTAATTGTTTGGAAGGTCCCACTGCATAATAACATAAGACCGAAGCTGAACCACTGGCAGACAGGGGTGTCCCTGCTTCCTGAGTATCCATTGTAATTTCAAAAGTAGTAGCCGTAGGTACAGACGTCACCATAAATTTTTTATCTTCAAAACTAGCGTCAGTATAAGTAGATCCTACTGCAGTGACCCCACTTACAGCATCAAACTTAACAATATCCCCATCATTTAAGCCATTAGTTCCTGATGATGTTACGGTGACAGTTTTTTCACTAGAAGTACTTGTAAAGGTACAACCGGTTAATGTAGTTCTAATAGGATGTATGTCATAAAATATACCTCCTGAATAAACATATAAAATTCTGTTAGTTCCTATAGCTGCGTATTTAATACCAGCGTTATCATCCCAGTGATGAAGAGCTCTCCCAGCGCCAGTTAATTTATCCGCACCTAACTGTTGCCAGCCCCCTATTTTTTCAGGAGTTCCGTATCTAAATCTGACGTTATCACCATCAAACCATTGCCCTTCAGCTCCGGTTTCGGTGACTTGTTTATTAAATCCTGGTAGAAAACCTAATTTTTGTAGCATATAAAAACCTGTTTATTATGGCTTATACCAGATTGTAGGGGAATTCAAGATGTTAAAAGCAGGAGACGTCTGTGGTGGAATTGCCTCCTGCCAGATTATTCTATAGACTATTTCTTAGGTAATGTAAATCCTTTAAAGTATGCAGGAAGTCCTATGAAAGGACGTCCATCAAATTCATTTTCCTTAGCTTTTTTAGAACCTTTTTTATTATAGTGTAGAAATACCTGAGCACAGTTGTTTCCTCTGAACTCTTCTCTCCAATGTTCAAGATCACATCCAGAATATATAAGCATATCTCCTGGTTCCAGGTCCACTTTAATACCGGCCTGACCTTTTCTTCCAGAAGGGTCGAGGTAAAGAGACCAGGGATCTCCTCCTAGATTTAATGTAGTAGATATTTCACAGGAGAATCTATCCTTATGTCTCGCAAGAACATCTCCTTTTTTATAAATCCTTGCATAGGCATACGTCTCTAATAATTTTAGTCCTGTATATTTTTCCATTACAGGCTTTACTTTTTGTAACAATGTTTCCATTATTATATCTGCATAATGAGAATAGGTGTTAGGAACCTGGTCATCATTCCATACACCAAAACCTGTTTCAAAAGGAGATATATATCTTTGATCATATAAAAATCTTGCTACTCTTCTTTTATTTAAAAAATAAGCAAAAGTAAAATCTGCTATCTCTCTGGAGATAACTTTCTTCATAACTACATATTTATTTTTTTTAAAGCTCATATTAAAAATAGTTGGTGTTTAAAATAATTCTTTGTTTCTGATCAGTTGTATTGGTGCCTCTATGTTTTAGGTGAGAATCAAATACAACTATTCTATTTTCTTTAGATTCTACTTTTTTATTATCTTTTTCAAAACTCGTATAACCATTATTGGTATTTAAATAATAAATAGCGGTTAAACTCTTATGACCTGCATCAGTATGAAAGTATCCTTCATAGAATTCGGGAGAATAAGGAATTAGATTTGCTTTCATTTTTATTAATGATCTTACTTTTAACTTATTTAATAAAGGCTCTACTAAATGAAAATACTCTGAACGACTTCTATATTTGTCAAAAAAAAGATGAGTAAATTGATATTGATTTAAATCATGATCGTCTTCATCTAAATCTTTTCCATCTTGAAAATACCAAGGAAAGAACGGGGACGATAGTATTTCATATTGTAACTTTAAAAAAATTTCTTTATCTAAAAAATTATCTATTATGTTAAACATGTTTTGCTTAATCTTTTCCTTCTATACTAGTTCCCTTGAAGGGGTCCAATCTAGTGTCTCTATTATGCTCGCTATACTTTTTTTTATTCTCTAATTTATGTTTTATTAAAGTCTCAACAAAATCTGAATTATGTTTTTTAGGATGCTGTCCTAGTGTTGCATGAATATACGCCGCTCGAACTGGATCTATATCCTTTAGTTTAATTAAATTAATTATCTTATTTTTTTTGGACATTTAATACTCCTTTCGGTATTGCTTGACAGTTCCAATGTATAAATCTAAATGGCTCATAACCCATATCTACCGCATACATATGAGGCATATACGATGGAAAGAATATCATTCTTCCAGGTTTTATGGTATAATTAACTTGATGACTGGCATAAGTTATTTTAGTTGCATCTTTTTGAGGTAATAGATTCATCAGGTTTCCTGCTCTAGGGTCTTCAAATACTGGTCTAGATGTTTTTTCACTAGCTTTTAAAAAATAAAAACCAGACATATGTCCGTTCCAATGGGTGTGTAACGTATGATGTCCCCCACCTTTTTTAGCAAATTCTTGCACCCACATTTCAGTTATGAAGACTTGATGATTGTTTATATCAAAACCCATTTCCCCTAATAGATTATGGGCCGTAGATCCAATATAATTTTGTAGTGTTGAAAAATTAGGGTCTCTAACTAAAGGAGTTGAATGAAATACATGACCCATATCTCCCTTGTCCCCGAACTTTTTATTTCTTTTAGCTATGTCTTTTTTTAAATTTTTCTTGGCTGTTTCAATATAAGGATTAGATGCTTTATTTAAATCCTCAACAAATTGAGGAGCATCGGCAAACCATATAGGACATTGAAAATAATCTTCTCTAGTTAATTGTGTTGGAAATGTTTCAGCGCTTCCGCAAGATATCTTATCTAATTCTTTTTGATTTTTTTTCTTTTTCATTTAAATGGCCATCCTAAATTCCATACCACTAAACTATACCTTGTACCTTTTTTAACTGGACATACTCTATGCCAAACGAATCCAGGAAATACCACCAAAGATCCTTTAGATAATATTTCTGTACACTTTCTAATGTTTGGTTTTTTATCTGGATCTAAATTTCTAAAATCAAATTCTAATTCTCCTCCTTTATAATCCTTTTCATCCGACAAAGAAACAGTCACTGACAATTTTCTAACTTTACCTAGAGAGGGGTCTCCCTCTTTTCTTTGATAAGGTTTATCCCAGCCATCACAATGCCAATCATAATATTGGCCTTTGTTATATTTGGTAAATTGACAAGACTCTGAAAAATCCCACTGGAAATTCCAACCGGCATTAGCATTTGCTTTATGAACATAAGGTTGAATCTCTTTATAAATCCACTGATCATTCATCCAAACAATATTTGAATCTCTTTTCTTTTTTAAATCTTTAACTTGTTGGGGGTTTAATGGTTTATCCCCCTGGCTTCTACCATAACCTCCAGTGAGTGCCATTTGATCTTGTAATTGTTTTCCATAGCGAACAATATCATCACAGATTCTAGGAGGAACTGCTGATTTAAAGTACCAAAAATAATTCGTTAAGTTCATATGTCTTTATACATATGTTTTATCTTAATTTAAAGAAAGAGTAAAGAGTAAAGAGTAACTATTAAAATGTTAATGCGCCAGTAGCTTTAAATATTGCAACTGTACTACAACCTGGGGCTGGCGCCACTGTATTACATCCAGGTCCACTAACTGCAAAAGAACCTGGTTTACATGCATCTGCAATTCTTATAACTATAATTCCGGATCCACCATCACCTGATGCAACACAGAATCCAGCACCTCCGGCGCCACCAGTATTAACACCTCCGTCTTCACCAACAGGTCTATTTGTCGGTGCTGGTCCACCTGTTGCAGCACCACCTCCACCACCTCCGGTTCCACCAACTCCCGAAGTTGATACTTGAATAGCAGTATTTTGGGTTGAACCACCCCCTCCACCTGCATATGTAGTTGAAGGTCCTATAATTGAATTCGCTGTACCGTTTCCACCATTACCAGAATGGGTACCATCAGGAGCACTTGTACCAGGTGCACTATGTCCACCTCCACCACCTCCTCTGTTGGGCGAGACTCCCGCTCCACCTGGATTTCCTTGAGAAATAGGAGTCGGAGGGACATTACCTGTACCGGCAGTACCAGCACTTATTCCACCGCCACCAGAACCTCCAGGACCACCATTACCACAACCAAATGCCCAGTGACCACCTCCACCACCTCCTGCAGCAGTGAATGCATACGGGGTTCCACACGCTATGACACTATCGTTACCACCACCCCCTCCCACTGTCATTGTATTTGTTTGAGTTGATTTTAAAGTTAATTTTGTTCCGCCTGGGAAAGAAGTTCTAAATCCGCCAGCTCCACCACCACCGCCAGCGCTACCATCACCGCCACCACCAACGATTAGATAATCTACGTCCATTGAAACACAAACTGTTCCATCTGGCCATGCTCCACATTTGTGTGCTGCATATTGAGCTTGAATGGGCCACACACCACCTGCTCTGTTTAATTCTTTTGTAACTATAATTCCTGATCCTCCACTACCTCCGGATCCTGATGGATTTCTTACACCACCTCCACCACCACCAGTGTTAGTAGTTCCTGATATACCGTTTGGAGATGGATTATCTCCACCTGCTCCGCCACCACCAGCGCCTCCGGCTCCACCACCAGTTAGACCTGAATTTCCATTTTGTGCTGTTCCACCACCACCTCCAGAAAATACCGCACAAGTCGAACCAATATTTCCAAACGTAGCACTTACATCTTTTCCGGCGCCACCTTTTCCTGCAGTAACTGGGTAAGATGGATCATCATCGGGCCAAATTCCACAATAACCGACCGCACTTCCTCCACCACCGCCACCACCGCCGGTATTACCACCAGCAGGGTCAGGATTTCCAGTTTGATCTCCATCACCTCCTGCGAATCCAAAACCATAAGTTCCGGAATCTCCTGGTTGTGCACTTTGTATTGATGGTCCTCCTGTATTTGGTTGCGCAGGAGATCCATCTCTTCCTACTGCACCACCAGAACCACCGGCTCCACCTGGTTTAGTTGGATAACCACCACCAAATCCACCACCTTTAGCTGTTAAACAAAAACCTGTTGAATCATTTCCAACTGTACCACCACCACCTGTACCACACTTTGGACCACCGGCACCTATAACTAAAGGATAACCTGTTGCACCACAAACCGCTACTTGTGGCACGAAAACTATTCCACCACCTCCACCGCCACCACCACCATAGTTACCACCTCCACCGCCACCACCAATTACTGTAGCCGCCATTACTGTAGTACCTGGTTGTGTTGTAAATGTGCCGTCGGCTATAGTAGATGTAATCGTATCTTTACCGAAAGAAGCTTTATTACTTACTCCGATTATACTACCATTTGTTCCGAGAGATGAGGGGCTAGCCATATGAGTCTCCTTATGCGGACACCCAAGCTAAAGCTGATGCATCCCAATTGAAATTATTATTTGGATCTGAATTATCAGTCGCAGTCCATTGTTGTCCTGGTTCATCCCAACCTATAAATCTTGGATCTTCTTCTGTTCCTGTATCAGTTGGATATGTAACTGGAGCTTGCCAATCATCATTTTCATCTAATGCCCAAGAATCAAAAGGTTGAGGTGCAATAAATTTGTCTTTTGCAGCGTCATAAGTAGAACCTTTGCCTGCATATTGTTTTCTAAAATTGTTATTGTAAGAAGTTTGTTTCCAAGTTCCACCTTTAAAGAAATTTACACACCATGTTTCGCCGTCAACATGCATGTCATTTACTCCCAGAGCTCCAGCTGCTGTTTCAACATCATTACCCACAACGACTACTCTTATTACTATATTATTATTATCTAGTTCTGCGAAATGTGCCATAGAAATGCTCCTATGCGTCTGTTATCAATTCAAATGTAATTGTAAGATCTAAATCCGATACTGCTTCTGCTTTAGCTTTTAAAAGATCCCCTGCTCTTAAATAAATAGGAGTATCAGTAATGACTAAAGTAGAATCTGCTGGGACTTCAATGGTTTTTGCTAAATAAGTTGTTGCGTCTGCTGCAGTAACTGTTGTGTTTGGAAAAGTTTGTGCGGTTGTAACAATAGCTACATCAACTTCAGCACCATTTGTTCCATCAACATTTGCCACCACGATTCTATTAATTTTTAAAAGATAGTCAGCATCAGGGGTTATTAAACTATCTAAAGTAGCTGTTAGGTTCCATCCTAACGTTCCCGCTGTAATTGCTGTTACACTTACTATATTTGGATTTGCCATAATTTATTTCCTATATTGTTATTTACCCGAAAACGATAGCCATTGCAATAGCTACTCCTGTTGATATTCCTGCTGCGGCTGGAGTTACAAAACTCATTTCTCCTGAGCCGTCTGTTGATAATACTTGATCTGCTGAGCCATCAGCAGATGGTAATGTATATGTTGGTTGAGCCGCTACTGCGCCAGCTGCGCTTCTAGTAGTTATCATTCCTGAACTACGAATATCCGTTCCATCATGATAGCATAAAACACTACCATATTTAGGAATAAGTATCCCTGTTGCGCCTGTAACTTTAAAAGTGATTGTGTTTCCAGCAGCTCGAGTTGTACCATCTATAACTAAGAATGGTTTTAAAATATCAGCTGTTCCACCAGGAGAAGAGCCCGATCCTGCTTCATCAGCAATATCTAAAACTCTGTTTCCACCAGTTGATCCAGTAAGATGTATAATAAAAGCTCTACCATCAAAAGTTCCAGTAGAGTTATCAGGTATAGTTAAAGTTCTATTTTCCGTCATCGCGAACGTGATCCAACCCAATGTATCTCTTAGATAATTTAAATTTAAATTAGTATTTGTTCC